GGTAAATCAGCAGTATCTACTACACCAACAATAGACTTTAGATCATCTGGTCAAGCACCAAACTATGACGTTCAATTAATCGTGTCAGGTGGTAGTACCTCAGATGGTAATGGAGCACTAAGATTTAATGCTTCTGACTTAACTGTTAACGGTAATACAATATGGCATGCAGGAAACGATGGTAGTCAATCTCAGCTAGACGCTCATTACTTAGATGGTTATGTTCAGTCTACTGCTGCTACAGGTAATACAATTGCACGTAGAGATGCATCAGGACATTTAACAGTTAATGACTTAACAGGTGATCAAGGTATCTTTACTAACAACGGTGCAGGAACATTAAGTCTTGCAGATGGTAATGGTATTACTCTTGGTAAGTCTACAACTAACACATTAGCAATACAAGGTAAACAATCATCCTCTGTTGGTTATATTAAGTTTGGTAATGACAGCAGAGCATTTGGTTGGAATGGCACACATCTATCCTATAATAACGTTTACTTCCGTAGCGGTTACATCGGTATTGGAGAGAGTAATCCTGGTTCTCCATTGATTATTAAGAGAGATGGATCTGGACTTGGGTTGTGGGCAGAGTTTACAACAGGTGGAACTAATGATGGTCGTTTAAGATTTGGAACTGATGGTGGTTCTCCACATATCGTGTTTGATGACATCGCTAATGATAGTGGATGGATAATCGGTGCTGATGATGCTAACCAATCATGGTTCTGCATTAAAGGATTTGCAACACCTGGCGCTGTTGATTACATATCATCTCAAGGTTCTACTGGATCTTGTAACTTAGCAATCTATCAATCTACAGGTAGATGGTTTATCAATAAGGCAGGTTCTACTGGCGGTGGTTCTAGATTGAACGTCGGTGGTGCTATTGAAACTGACAATCAACTTAAGTCCACTGTTGCAACTGGAACAGCACCATTATCAGTATCATCAACAACTAAAGTTACTAACTTGAACGCTGATTTACTTGATGGTTATAGTGCACTTAACTTACCATACTTACAAGGAACAGTTAACCAGTGGATCTTAGATGCGGGTGGTCAAGCAAGATTCTACTTCTCCAATAACAGTCACACATACTTTAGAACAGGTAATGACTTCTTCTTTAGAAATGATAGTGATCAGACATTCTTATCAATGGATGAGGGTGGTAGAGTTCATTTCCACGAACCTGGCAGCAATAGCATTCAGTCAACATATAGATTACAAGTCACAGGTGACAATGGATTAAATATAAATGCATCTGAAGGACTATCTTCTGGACAGAAGAGCACAGTTTTAAGAGCAACAGGTGATAAACAGTATATCGACTCTTACGGAATATTCAAACGTAATAGAAAGAACATTAGTGAAAGTGTTACAGTATCAAGTAGTGATAACTGTATGACCGCTGGTCCTATCACTATAAATAATGGAAGCACAGTTACTATCAGTAACGGTGGAGCATGGGCAATCGTATAGAAAATGAGTACACTATCAGTTCACAATTTACAAGGGATATCAACTTATAGTAATAAGATTGAGATTCCAGCTGGGCATAAATTATCTGGTGCAGCAGGACAATTTCGTTTACCAAATTATCCTGGCAACTCAAAACCTAGTAATCCAGAAGTAGGTGATGTAATTCTCAATTCTACTACTGCAACTCTAGAAGTCTGGACAGGAGATAGATGGGCAGTTTGTGGTGGAGGAAATAGAGGTGGATCTTCGAGTAACCCTGCACTCTCAGGTGGAGATGCATATGAACAAGGTAACCAAACATCAGGAACTGTATGGGTAACAATACCTGGCAGTGGTGCATTTGAATTTCAATATGATGCAACTGATCGTTATGGAACTGGAGATTTTGGTTGGATTAAATATGATGCTGCATTTTTTGGAGCAAACAATGCTGCTATCGCATACACTGTATATGGTAGTCCAAGCACAATTATTCCCGCTTTCAATACAAACTCAACTAACAGCACTAGCAACGATACTATTAACCAAGGAACTCATAGAGTTGGAAGAGAGCAATCACATGCAGGAGGTAACTCACTTTCTACAATTAGATGTGCTTTACCGAGACTCACAAAAGTTAAGTATCAAGCATCTCGTGTAACTGGTGGTAGTCAGACTGCTGACATGGGAGCATTTACAAGAAACTTTAGTGGTATTGTAAATAACTCACCCTATCAAAACAATGGTCAGGGATATTGGACAGTGGTATTTTCTGGTAATGCTAGTGGTAACTTTAACAGTGATATGTTAGTTTTAGATAATGGAGACTTAAGAAGTGGTAACGGTCCTTACAGTGTAAATACAAGTGTATTATCATTTGGTACAGAAAGAGGTTCTTCCTCTCAAGTTCCACAAGTGATTTGGGGAACCACTGACGCATACAATGAATATTGTTATACAAACTCTTGGGAACTTTGGTTACATTAAAGAATTATGGCATCTAGAATTAAAGTTGATGAAGTAACGAATATAGCGGAATCTGGTCAGGTCTCGTTTCCGACTGGTGGTGCTTCATTTACTGGAACTGTTAACGTCAGCGGTAACATTGACTTTACTGGTCAACTGTTACAGAACGGATCTCCGTTTGTAACACTACCTACACAGGACGCAAGTAACTTAGGTTCTGTTCTTAGATCTGGTGGTAATACTGGACAGGCGTATTGGGATACTACAAGTGGAACAGGAACTGCATTTGGTGCTGATCAATCAAGATATAAAGCAGGATTCAATATAACAAAAGGTTTTAGTTGTTGTGGATATAGAGGAGGAACATCATATAGAAACGTTAATGTATTAACACACGCTACATTTTCACAGTCAAACTTAGGAGACTTAACTAACTGGTCTGGTGCATATATTGATGGAAAACCAAGTCTAAACTTTACTGGATTTGTATTTGCAACTGGTAACGGATGGAACACAACTACCAGTCAGGTATCTAAAATTAACATGAACACTAGCAGTAATGCGGGTGCTGCTACATCAATGGCAGGAACAAAACACAGAGCTACTGCAATGGCAAAAGATTTTAACTTTGCTTACGTTCATGGTGGTGGTAACTCTAGTAGGATGGTGAAGTATAATCTTAATACAGAGGCAAATGCTTTCAGCACAACTCACCCTGATGGCACACAAAACAACCCTGCATCTAGTCAAGCTGCTACAGTTGGACATATAAAAACAGGATCTGCTAGATCATTTAACTTCTCAACAGAGTCATTTGCATCATGGCCTAGCGGACCTGGCACAGACGGAACTAACAAAACTCTATCAAGTAGAGATGGTTTTGCATACTGGAATACTGGTGGTGGTTATCGAACATCTAGTGACTGGCATCTAAGAAGCACATACACTGGTGGATACTTAGCAAACGTCAGTAAGAATGGACTAACTACTGGTGAGGAAACCATGCACACAGGTAATGACTATGGATTTATTTGTGGTCAGTATGATGGTTCTCAGAATAACAATGGTTATCTCTTCACATATGCAAGTCATAGTTTTACAAGAGATAGTAGAATGGACAGGTCAGGACCTCCTGGCACAGCGTCTGCTGCGGGTATAGAGTTCGGAACTCTAATGTATGGATACACAGGATTCTAATTATGACAAAGAAGTATTACATAGCAAGACATGACCCTCGTATCACAGAGATACTTACTGCTGAATTAACTTTCAATCAGTATGGTGTTACTGTATTTTCTATTGATGAAGCTTGGGTAAGAGATCTCCATAAGTTGCATGGTTCATATGAAGAGGTAACAGAAGCTATAGGTGAGTGGGGTGTAAAACACTTTGGTGAAGTTCGTACTGAAGTTAAGGTTACATCAGAAGATCCACTATCATCTGAAAATATTATGGGAGATGTCTCAACAGAAGGAAAGACTGTTGTTACATTACCTCAAGAAAGAATTGATGCTGCTATTGCTTTCATGAAAGTTGCAGCAAAACTAATCATTGAAGATGAGTATGATAGAAAGTTCTTGACATTGAAAGCAGAAGAGTCTAAAATAGAGCAGTATCTTTGGGATGCCCAGATAACCGAAGCTAATAATTTAGAGGGTGAAACACCCCTACTAAATAGTATTGCTACCGCTAAAGGCATTGCGGTATCTGAGGTAGCAGATTCTGTTTTGGCAGGAAATAAAACTTTTAATGATAAAGTAAAAGCATTGTATGACTCAATGTTGAAACTTAAGCAAGAATTTAAAAGTTGTGCTACAATAAAAGAACTTAACGTTCTATGGCAGAAATACATGGGTGTGCCTATGCCATTCAGTCAAATGGAGGAAGAGGGTCTTATCGGTGAAGATGGAATCCCACCTGTAGTGCCAGCTGGTTTACAATTCTAAATTATCTTTTTTTATGTACAATATATCACCTGATGCGATTGAGTCTCTCGTCGAAAGAGAGATGGATTATGGAATGACACATGAACAAATTAAGAATTTTGTTGTCAACTCCCACGTAACGGATAAGAGAAAACTCCGTCAAGTATTAGTAGAGATAGAAAGAAGAAATCACGATAGAAAAAAATGCGTCTTGGATCGTAAGAGAAAAGAAGTAGAAATCGCACGTCTTAAAGATAGATTACAAATTACTGAAGATCCCTATGAACGTCAACTCATGGAGTTTGACATAGAGGAGTATGAAATAGATAGAAATAAGTATAACGTAACTCTGCATCAGTATGATAATGAGTTAGCAGCATTTTTAGATTGGATCAATAAACACTGGGGAAGTATTGAGGAGGTTGCCAAGGCAGCAGAATATACTGAAGAAGATGAAAGAAAATACTGGATTGCTAGAATGGGTAAACAAGCAGCAATTGATGTTTACACAACTGGTAAGATAGGAACTGGTAACTTAGACTCCATCGCTATGATGAGAGAGGATGATCAATACTCTACATTGAATGTTGCAATGCAGTATGCGGGTTTATTAAATGTGGGCATTGCTAAAATACAAAATGAATTGAAACCTCACCTAGATAAACTAATGATGGATGGATCGTCTACTCGTATCCCTACTATGGAAGGGATTGAGGATAATCTCAACCTCAAACTATATGATCAACTAGCTGGTAAAGATCTAAATAATGAACAAAAGAGTATTCAGTCTGCCGATAAATCCGAAACTGAGTGAAGAGTTTGTAGTTAATACATTCATCCCTTTTCTTAAAAAGTATCGAGAATATATACTAGATCTTTATTTTACATGTCGTATCCCTCCCTTTGATCAGGACGCTATGGGGGATACTTTCTTGTCTACAGATGCCCTAATAGAATCAGCAATTTATATTTCTAACAAGTCTGATATACCACTATCAGCAACCTTTAATAATATATGGGTGAGACCTGATCAAAAGAATTTAGATCTATGGATAAAAGAATTTGCCCCCATCTACAATGCAGGAGTTAGAGTAGTAACACTACCACATACATCATGGGTTTCTACTGGACAAATACAATCTGTTTTTCCAGAATTGTTTATTAAGAATACTATTCTAAGAGAGGTAACAAGACCAAATGAAATAGTATCACTAGCAGAAGCAGGATTTAATTATATAAATTTAGACCGTGATCTCATGAGAGATCAAGAACAACTATTACGTATCAGGAAAGCAAAAGATTATTGTGCATATCTAGGAAAACCTGTTATGCTCTCAATGCTTGTCAATGAAACATGTTGGGGTGGTTGCCCTATCATGCCAGAGCATTATCAATATAACAGCACTAGAAC